ATCACAGTTAATAGAAGCTATGGACTTGGCTGTAAAGGAGCTGGAAAAAGGAATTGAAAATAGAGATGCTAAAAAAACCAATAAGAGCAAGGAGGAAATTTTAAAATTCTATTCAGATATCTCAAGATTGTTAAATCTTGATAGTGTTCAAGATGCAAATCCAGCATCTTGACATCTGGCACTGTTTGAAACGACCGCTTAACTTTTTAAGAATTTTATATTTAAAACAAAAAAAAGGAAAAAACAAAAAAAGCCGTATCTGTACAATGGAGTGCTTATCAATGAGCCTTCACCACACCAGACAAAGCCAAAAATTATGGCAAGAATGAAAGACAAAGAAACGGGTGAATGGAAGAAGGTCGGTTTAAATGACGTAAGCGAAATTGACAATAAAAATTATTTTAAAATCCCAGATGTAGAAGCACAAAAAGAGGAAATAATGGTACAACCGGTTAAACCTGTTGAAGTGGTGCAACTTGACGGCAAAGAAAAAGCACTCGAAAGATACAAGGATTTAACAGCCCAAAGGGCTTGGTTAAGACCGGCACTTAAGGGTGAATATATCGAATTAAAAACCAAATATGGATTCTAATTTATCCGACATTGTAGGTAAACCATGCGTAGCAAAAATGGCCTCGTTGTATAGTGAGAATAGTGAATATTTTAAAACAATTCGCAAGCAATTATTGCAGGCATTTTGCGAAAAAGATACTGGATTTGAACAAAAAGAATATGTTCGATACAGAGATGGCGTAGCTGCATGGGAATTATTCATGGAAAAATGCTTGGAAGAATATGAAAAGTCGCTCGGAGGAGACAAGAAATTGTCTTCTTAAAGCGGGATTTCACCGCAATTGTTCTTTAACCCAAAATAGAATGTCTGATAACAAGCACGGCAAGGATGAGCTTTTCACTACAAAAGCCACTGACGCCGATGACTCCGGTACAGACACCGCGAGTACCACTGAAAAGGATGAGCCTGCAAAGGCCACTGGATCAGATGAAGAAAGCAAAGACCTCAGTCCTGCTGACAAAGCCAAAGATGATTTTAAGAAAGCCGCTATCCGCGACATCAAGGCTGGTACAAAAACGCTTGATGATTACGAGGATAAACCGTGGCTCAAAGAAATTATCTCAAGGGATTTGGAAGCAGAGGAAAAAGCACGCAAGAATTCTGAAGCCAAGAAGGAAGCTAAAAGGGAGGCCGAACTCGAAACGCGAATACAGGCCAAACTCGAAGCCAGACAGCAATTCGATGGCCTCAAGGCTACGCTGAACAAGGCAGATACTACAAAGGCACAAAGAGAGTTGATAACAGCCAAGTTTAAGGAGTTAAGTCCCAAGCTAGGCGATTACGATGCTCTCGAGATAGCGATGGGATTGGCTGGAGTAGAGTACGACGAATCAGCACAAGCCAGGAAATCAATGCGTGTTCCTAATCTAGGTTCCGAGAATGTCAAGGAGATGGATAATTACGAGAAAAAGGTGTTAAATCACCAAAATCTCTCGCAGGAAGAAATCCAAAAACTTGCTATCGCGAAATCTCGAGGGATGAAGGGTCGGTAAATAACGGGTTAGAGATTCAAGATTTTATATCTTTAATCTTTAATTCAGATGGCAAATACAATAATTAATCCAATTTATTACGCTGGAATGACTCAGGTATTCTTGCGTTCTCAGTTGGTTGCCGCTGCTGTTTCAAACACGAAATGGGAGGCGAATATTACACCAGGTAAAACAATAGAATTCCCTTACGGTACTTCTGTTAGATTGCAAAATTATACGTTTAGTGCAAACGCTACAATTGACGCCGCAACATTCACTTCGGATCAATTGACAGTAAATCAGGTTAAAATTACAACTCAGAATTACGACACTTTGCAGAATATGCAGTCGCATGATCCTGAGTGGATGGACATGCAATCCGAAGAGATGGCGTATCAAATGGCTCGCAATATCGATCAATATTCACTTGCAACAGGTATTGCTGGAGCACAGGGAACGGTTGTCGGTGGTACTTTGACGAGTTCTACTTTGTTCGGCAAAATGGGAGATGTTAAGGCTGTACTTACAAGGCAAAGAGCTGGTGTAGGTATACCTTTCGCTATTCTTGATGCTGAAAGAATTTCTTTGCTTTCTCAAATCGATGTCGCAGGTGGATTCAACAGAGCAGATTCAGCTTTAAAGAATGGCTGGGTTGGTGATTCTTCTGCTGGATTCAAAGTTTACGTTTCAAACGATTTACCTTGTACTCAAATCCTGACAGTTGACACTCAGCCAACAGTAGGCGACACGTTCACAGTTCTTGGTTATACGTGGACTTGTATTGCTGATGGTGGTGTATGTACAGCGGGCCAAATCAAGATTGGTGCTAACGTTGCTGATTTCAAGCTTATCTTCGTTACAGCAATTAACGGTACGACACCTCCAAGTGCGGGCGATTATCTTGATTATTCGGTTGAACAAAGGAGAGATTATCAAAATGCGCAATTAGCCGCTTCTGCTTTCGCAACAAACGATTGTACGCTTACTACTTACGGCAAGATTGGTGGTTCTGAGACTTTCACTACTGGTACAAATGTATTCGGTACTGAAACCTCAACGCTTTTGTTCGGTATGATTGGAGCACCTTCTCTATGTGTACAGGCTCAACCGAACATTGAGGAGAGACAAGAACCACAGAATCTATCTATTAATATTCTTGGTACAACTATGTTTGGAGCCAAGATATTCCACAGAGACGCTGCAAGATTGGTGAAGATGACGATTAACCTTTAATTTCTTAACACAATAATTTATGGCAACTCATGGAGATCCATTATTGATTAAGAAAGCAATAATAGCTAATGATGGGTTTATTGTTACTGATAGTGGCAATCCGGTTATATCAGTTGCGGATGGAGCACCGACGATAGTTGCTCCAATTGCCCCTACTATGTTAGGGCAAGGGTTAGTGCAGGAAACCGATGGTTCTTTGTCTCATGGTATCGAAATATACAATGAGACCGTTGGCACTCTGGCGGCGGGGACGCTTGTATACCTAAGTTCCTATACGGGAATTAATGGTGTAAAAGTTGTTAAGGCAGATGCAGATGCTAATATCCCAGCGACTCATGTCGTTAAGGATGCCATTCTTCCCAGCACTACAGGACTTGTTTACGAAAGAGCCTTGGTAACAGATTTAAATACAAATGGACGCACTATAGGTGACGCCGTTTATTTAGATTCTACAACGGCTGGTGGATATACCTATTCGGCTCCAAGCGGGCCGGATCAGGTAGTCCAACAGGTTGGAGCTGTTAAGGTGGTTTCAGCGACAGTCGGTGAAATCGAATTCTGGCCTTCAATTGCAGATGTAAAGAAAATAGGTTCATCTTATTTTCAACCGTCTTCGGTAGATGCAGGTGCAGTAGGATTCACAATCGCTACGCATGGAGCTGACAATACGGGTTCTAGCGGTGCTTCTGCTACGAGTTCCGATGGAGCAAGTGCTACGAGTTCCGATGGAGCAGTCGCCACGGCTTCAGGTACGGCCTCGATTTCAGTCGGAGGCAACGCTGATTCAGGTACGGCCTCGATTTCAGTCGGAGGCAACGCTGATTCGGGTACAGCCTCGATTTCAGTCGGAGGCAACGCTGATAGTGATGGAGCAGTCGCCACGGCTTCGGGTACGGCTTCGATAGGTGTCGGAGGCAACGCTGATTCGGGTACAGCTTCGATAAGTATGGGAGGAGATACCGCTTCTGCCGGTGCGAATCTTACAATCCAGCTAACTGATTATATCCCATTGGTTTGGGGGAAAGATGTTGATAATGTTTGGACAAATGGTGGTGGATTAGTTGGCACGGTCCCAGTTCTTGATAACCAAGGGATGAACTTAGCAAAAGTTTGCGATTATAATGGTGGCGCGCCCCAATATAAGAGTCTTTACACTTCTTCCACAATGGGTGGAGGCGGTATTTACACATCAGATTTCCAACTCTTCCCTGATGCTGAAGAAATAAACGACTACGTCGCTTTCGGCGGATTGAAAAAATTCGTTGAAATAGGTATTGATATGTCGGCAACTGTCGGAGTTTATTCAAACAACGCTTGTGTTTGGGAGTATTCTCAAGGGGGTGGTGCTTGGGCGACTTTGATAGGAGTATTTGATAATACTGACGCAACGGCTCAAGATGGTCTGCGTCCATTTCAACGCGATGGTGCTCTTCTTTTCCCTCCTCCGGCTGATTGGGCAGAAGATACTCTTGATGGTCAAAACGCATTTTGGATTCGTTCTCGAGTTACTGCGGCCAATATCACAACTGCTGGTCTGACCAATAGCGTCGAACACGATATTATCACAGGTGAGGATGTTTTGGTTCCTCCAGCCTCTGGTGATATTACAAAAATCACTCTCGTAAACGCTAATACTACTCGCCATTCAGCGAATAACGTAAAAGTTATTTTGTATGATTCAAGTAATGGTGACAGTAGGGTGATAAATTGGACGATTAATAAAAGACGGCATATTGAAGACGTTACAGATTTTGCCGTAACAACTTCGTCGCAATTATCTTGGTTTGTTTATTCGGAAGATGGAACAAATGAACCGACTGATGTTATTGCTTTATTGACCTTTAGCTCTTCTACTTCTGGACATACACATGGCGCAACAGGGTTGACTGCGACAGATGCTGGGCATACTCATAACCTGACGAGTGCAACAGCTACAGATGCTGGGCATACTCACACAGGTGGAGCGCATACGCATGCTTTGACGAGTGCAACAGCTACGGATGCTGGGCATACTCATAATCTAACGAGTGCAACAGCTACGGATGCTGGGCATACTCATAACCTGACGAGTGCAACAGCTACAGATGCTGGGCATACTCACACAGGTGGGGCGCATACGCATACGGCACCGGCTCACACTCATACAGCCCCTGCTCATACGCATAGCACGCCTTCGCTTGCTCATTCAGTTTCTTAATCGGAAGACCGATTATCCCTTTTTCGGGAGGTGGGGTCTCGCAAGAGACCTCCCCATAAAGGGGATTCAAATCCTTAACAATAAATTATATGACAGGAATGATCCGCAATTTACAACAGTCGGAAGTTTCAGAACAGAGAGCTATGCCGGTAGATGATAGGACAACAAAAAACATATTATCGGTTACTGCCGAAACGGTATCATTATATTATTATAATGGTACGACTTTTGTTCTAACGGCAGATGCAGGGCAAGTCGCAGGGACAATTGTCGTAGGCAAACTTGCAAATTCCAATATCGCAAATGCTTTGGGTGATGTAGTTGGTAATTATGGGGACAGTTCGTTTTCATGGATTACGGGGACGATTTTCACAAAACTCAAGAAATTTAATCAGATTTCGGCAGAAGATTCCGAGAGGAATGCGGACAATAACCTATTGGCAAGTTATGCGAAGGCTATAGCCGTTACAACTGGTTTCGGGAATGGTGATTACTGTATAGACCATCGTACAGGTATGATTTACGGGAAAAAAGCTACTACAGGGATTTCAGATACTTGCAATTATAAGATTTTCGCTTGTGGCACAAACTTGGTAACAAGAATAGCCGGTGAAGATTTGACTAATAATGTCATGGGGATGACATTCAAGCCTCTCGCTGTTTCTACTTACACATGGCCAATTAATGATATGTCTGCCGCATTAGAGGAGTCTTCAATCACAAAAGCTACTCCTGGCGTACTTGGTAGACTTGCCTCTGTTGCAGTTGATTCAACGCTTGGTACAGGGACGTATTATTTTCATGTAGTTAATTCGGCAACGGTTCCAGCGGATGGAGCTGTTACACATTTAATTGCGCCGATTAAAGTCGCTCATACGACAGGTACAACGAGTTTTATATCAAATATAGATTTTGATCCTTATGGGATTTATGCAAGTGCGGGGATTGTTGCATATTTATCTTCGACGCAAATCACGAAGACAATTGTAACTGGAAACTATTTATTCATGCAGATTCTAGCCGCTTAATTTATTATTATGGCACGTTTATCAGCTACAAATAGGGGGATTGCCACGAGTAGATTAGTTTCAGACGTAAGAAGTCTGGCTGGTACTCGATTAATGGTTGACGCCGCGCCTGTTATCCCGCGTTACTCTTTGGATTTTCCAGGAGGTACGGTTGTTGTCAATAATTCGTTATCGGTAGCGTCACTACAAAATCTTAACAGTTCTGATAGATGTTTTTTTATGAAAGTTCGCTATGAGACGCTCACTACGGGAGCAACTCGTAATTACTTGATTGCTCAGACTGGTGCTAGGGGAATTTTTGGGAATAAAGGCGGTTCACCAGCAGGTAAATTCGGCATTGACGACGGGAGTACAATACAACCTTTTACAACAATCCCGTCATTACTTACATGGTATTCTTTAATGCTAAATTTCAACACAACTACGAAGCAATGGAATTTGTATGTCAACGGAGTTGTTGACGCGACGACAGTTACTGTGACTCCGCCAACTTCAACAAATGCTTTCATTTTCGGGCATCATCATTCGCAGACGCTATGGGGATTCGACGGGGCTATTTATCAAATTTATGAACTGAATAGATTGGGGACGGTAGATGAAGCACTTGCTCATCATAGCCTTGACGTAGTCCCGAGCGGAGCCTATGCGTTTAAATATCCTATGACCGAAGGGACGGGCAATCCGATTGATACAAGTGGGAACGGGATAGTTGCGACAAAGGGGTCTTTAGTTACTTGGAATTCGGTTTTAGTTCCTTAACAAATTAAGATATGACAATTTCACTATTAGAAGCACAAACAGAACTCGAACAGGAACTTAAGGATATTACGGATGTTCCTTCGGCAACATATATTTCATGGTGTGATTATGTAAATAAATTTCTTTATAGAAAATTGAGCAAGGCAGACCCTGAAAGATTTATTGCATCTCAAAGCTATACCGTCACCGCGTCTCCTTCAACGCAGGCTCTCCCGTCTAGTTTTAGGGATGTTGTCCCGAAAGGAACGGGTTTTTTCTTAGTTGATACGAACGGGACGCAAACAGATACGCAATTATGTTTAACAAATTTCGGGTCACAAGACACTGGTTATTATATAAATGGCACGAATGTTGTATTCACGGGTATAGAAGCATCAACTATTTACACGCTCAGATATATACCTGAGATAACCGCTTTCACGGCACTTGGTGATTTGTTTTGCGTTCCTGATGAATACAATAGATGCGTTTTAGATGGATTAAAAGTTCAATATTTTATTTGGGATGAAGATTCGAATTTAGAAAGCACAGCAGATTTTCGTTTCAACCGTTCTCTCAATGAATTACTCGCGAATATTAAGAAAAATCCAAATGTTGGGATTATAAATAACTATTCAAATTACTTTTAATGTACACACCGTTAGTAGTCAAAAATTCAATTAAAACCACGTCCGTTACTTCGCTAATGGCGGAGAACGGAATTAATATAAAAGACTTACCGCAGTTACTTGACGCTACTTATGCTCAGAATATACAAAATTATATTCTTACAGGGACGGGGCAGCTCGAAAAGAGAAAAGGGTATGGTAAATTATTTGACGAAATCGCAGGGGGGTTTGCTATTACTATGTACGAGAAGTTTACGGATGATATTCATGTTTTTGCATACAATACGACAGTAGCGATTTACACTAAAAGTACAGGGGTAGTAGCAACGATAAAAAGTGATTTCGCAGGGACGTCTTTTGAGGGTGTAAGATATGGTGATTTTTTCTTTGTCACAAATAAGACGGACGGGTTGTGGTGCATAGATTCGACACTGGCCATAACTGATTTATCCGCTATCGCGCCAAAAGCGAATCAAATAGCCATTTTTGGAGCGAGAATGATTCTTGGGGACTTGGATACTGACGACACGGCAATAGTATATTCCGCTCCTGACGATGGTACGGATCCACCCTTTTCTTTGGCGGCGGCATGGACAACAGGGACTTTGATGACAAACGCGGGACAGGTTTATTACAGGAATGGTGGGCAGGTAACATGTATTTCGTCTTTAGGCGAGACAATTATAGGATTCGGCAAAGAGGGTAAATGGGGGTTCCAAATAACCGCTGAAAATATTGCCGGAGTTTATTACAAAAACGACGACCCTGTTTTTTACAGACATGATTTCGGAGGCGAAAGAGGAGCGATTTCAACACCTGTCGGTTTAATTTATGCAAATAATAAAGGTTTCTGGCAACTTACGAGTGTTGGGACCACTAATGTCCCTTTCAGCGATCAGGAAAGTAATTTACCGGTTTTACTCGGAGATACTTATTTTGACAACATTGATGTTACTAACGGTTCATTAATTTATGATGCAAAGAGAGGTTATATATATTTAACTTGCGCACAAAACTCGAGTACAAACAATCTTGTTATCGCGATGTGCATGACAAGAAGAGTCAAAACAATAAGCAAGTTTACAGGGATGAATATTTCAAGATGGCTTGATGATGACGGAACGATTTACGGTGCTTCGGACGCAAAAACGATTCTTTACGAAATGTTTACAGGGTCGGAAGATGACGGTAGCCCCATAGCAACGGATTTCTATCAGGAATTGAGTCTAGGCTCTCTCTCTTCACGAAAAACGCTACTAGGCACATATACGCAAGGATTCCTGTCCCCGAGTTCGGTTATTAACGTTAAATATGATATTTATGATACTGAAGGCAAATTTTCAATAGATAAACTTAAATATGAATGGACGACACAATACACATTAGGAACTTCGGGGGGATGGGGCTCGTCTGAGTGGGGCAGGAGTCCGTGGGGTGGAGATGTTGATTACGCAAATCTGGTCCCGAGTTTCGATGGGAATAATTCCACAATTAGAAATTGCCAAAGAGTATGTATCCACATTACTTGTTCGGACAAATATCATCATGTCATCAATTGGCTTAGTCTTCGAGCTAAGGAGAAAGTTAATATTAGGAGACGCAGAATGGTACAATTATAACATAATTTTAATTTTATGGCAGATGCAACTAAACTACCTACGCTCGCAAATCTTACGTACTTCCAGTGGTCAAGACCGGGTGCTCCGAATCCACGCCTTGTGTCGGGACTTAACGATACAGATGTAACTTCGACATTGTACTTTACGGATGCGCCAAAAGACAGGACTGGTACGATTATAACAACACCTTTTTTACTTGGCGTGCGGAATAGCGACTCATTTGTGGAAACGATTTATTGTCCTAACGGAGCGGATGGCGCGCTAGGTTTAAGCGCAACAGGTTGTGTTCGGGGTATAGACATTTCAGGTATTGACTATACCGTGGGGGATGCGAATTTCAAGGATGAATTCGCTGCTGATGACCCCGTATTCTGCAATATACCCGCTGTTTTCCCAGCACTTATAATCTCGGCAATACAAGGTGTTATCGCAACAGGTGGTGCGGGATTAATTGTAGGCACTGACGCTACAGGAACAGCTACGGTTTCTAGGTCAACAGGTGCAGGTACGAATGTCGGGTGGATGAGATGGCTTACGGGGACAAGTAAAGTGCAATATTCTAATGATGGTACTACATGGATAAATCAAGACGATGTAACGGCTTCAGATTTAGTCAAGATTTCAGCAACAGATACAACACCAGGGTATTTAATGAGTAAAATTACAGCAGGAGCGAATGTGACGGTAACTCAAGTCGGAGCAGGCGGAAACGAGACACTGTCGATTGCTTCTTCTTCTCCAAATACTACCGTTGCACAACATGCTACGTATACTCCAGCTTTTCTAACTGGTGATACAGGAGCGCAAAGCAATTATCTTTTATGGCACGGCGTAACAAATGGTTCTTTTAGAATTACTATTGACGGGACTGCTTATAACGTAGGCAATATGAATTTTGCGAGTGCTGGGTCAATGGTTGTAGTAGCAATGTTTATACAGATATATCTACGCGATGCGACGGGCGGTTTAGAAACCGTAACATGGGATACAAATCATTTCGTAATCACTTCCGCGAACACAACTTCTTCAAGTGCAATCACGGTTCTTTCGACTTCAACCGGAACAGTCGGGACAGACATATCAGGAGCAGGTGCTTCGGACTGGATGGATGCTGACGCGGGGAACGGTGTTGTCACGAATAAAGTTTTAAACAAAATAGCTGATGCCGGAAAAGTAATCGCCTTGGATTCTGAAGGATTGGCTAATCCGACTTTTTACAACAAGACTTTTGTCGCAGGTGAATCTATAACAGCAGGAAATGCGTTATATCTAAAAACAACAGACGGTTTAGCTTATAAACTTTCCACGTCAACATACGGGGATATAGTACAGGCGTTTATAGGATTTGCGAAAGCAAATGCTTCTACTGGCTCAATAGTTAATGTCAATCCTTACTACGATAATCATCAAACGGGATTGACAGTAGGATCGCCGGTATTTGGATCTAATACGGCCGGAGTTATCTCTCATACACCAGGGACAGTTGAGAAATATCTGGGCATGGCAATCTCTACAACTGAAGTGATTACTAATCAGGATTATGTTGTAAAGGGAACACTTACGAATGTTGCACAAGGCTCGACTTCTTCACAGTCTGTAACTATGGGATTTAGACCCAAGGTTCTGATTATTTCAGGTTCGATGGGTGCTTATGCGAATACTGCAACCCAGGCCCCCGACGGGAATTCTAATTATCAGACTTTCGTAATGTTTTTATCAGGCACAACCGCAATTGGAACAACAGCTGTTGTCACTGATTCAAAAGACGCTATGAGTAGCGTAACACAGTCCGTATCGGCCGCAGGAAGTAGCGGAGCGATAACGCCAGGCTTTATCAGCTCATCAACACTATCTTCATCTGTTACAAGAGATGGCACTCAGAATTGCACAGTGGCTTTTACAATTTCGAATACAGGGTTCACGATGACCCCAAACACTACGCTTACTGGGTCTGTTGACAACAGTGACGCTTATATACAAAACATGAGATATATCGCTTATCGTTAATAATTTAATTTTACAATATGACAGGAACTAGAAGTAATTGGCTCGGGACTACTCAAAGAAGTGGGAACTTAACACCGGAACAACGGGCTGAACAGCGGTCTGTATATCCTGACGATGAAGAAACGGAGGAAATAGCGTTCGATACTTCGAGTGCAGAATCGAGATTGAGTCCTGGCGGATACAATGCGCTTATTGCTACGAATCCCGAAGCCGCAAATTATTATACATATAATGAAGCACAGAGTGTTTATACACTGGGAGAATATGCCGAACCGGCTACTGCTGAAGATTATACTTCCTTGGAAAGCCAAGCTGAAACAACGGCACAAGGTGAATACGATAGAAATGTCGAAACCGAAACCGAACTTGGTCTCCCCGAAGGAACTGCCTATACAGACATTGAAGATGTTGTACAGACGCAATTAAATTCACAGGCTCAAAATCTTGCAAGTGCCGAGCAGTCGGCAGGGGCGGCAGATACGGGGGAAGCTGTTTCTCTTGCGGAATATACTCAGCAAGCTAGGGCTTCCGCTGCTGCTGTAAGTGCGGCTAATGCTACGACAAGAGAAGGTGCAGGGAGTACAACGGCAGGATTAATAGCATCCGATTATAGGAGTAGGACGGAAAATAATATCAGGGCGTATGAAGCGCAAATTCAAGCAGGGAGAACGGCAAGAGCAACAGCTTTAGCAAATCTTCAACAAGCACAACGCGAAGGCAATCAGTCTTTAATCGAACAATACCAACAGGATTATGATAACGCATATCTCGAGGTACAACAGGCCGAAACTGACTACATGAACGCGTATTCGACATATTCGGAAACACAGATTAGAGAACAAGCAGCAACTCAATCCGCACTTGAAAGTTTCCAGACCACGGTAAACGCCGGAACGGAAATGAGCGTTGAGACGATACAAGGCTTCGCGAATCAATTAGGCGTGGATTTTGATACGGCCTATGGGTATTACACGGGTGCCCAATCAATAAGAGACGATAAAACACTTGATACGGCTACGAAACAGGCTGCCTTAGATCAATTTAATTATGATTTCGGCCTACAATTACAGGGCATAGCCACGGATGAAGCTAAAAAAGTTTATAACTATCTACAGCTTGTTAAAAGCGGGAATTATTCGGAAGACGAACTGGCTCAATTTGCTATTTCGATGGATATACCAGACGAAAATAACCCTATTTATCAGGCGGAATTAAAATTAAGTCAAGCAGAGGCTACGATTGCCGACAAACAAGCACAAGGAATTCCAGTTTCCGCTTCTGATTGGGTTGATTATTACGAGGCAAAAGCCGCAGAACAGGAACTCTATGGAAATACCGCCTATGTACCATCTACGCAGGGAGAATATACTGTATCTGCAACCGCCGATGGTATTTACGTAGGGGTAGCGACGAATGAAAACGGCATTGGAGAAACATTGGAGAGGGGACAATGTGGGGAATTTGTCAATGATGTTCTCGGTACAACATTTCCTGACGATAAAGATATAAAATTAAGCATGGCGCAACAAGGCGTTACAGCAACACCCGGAGCTGTCGTGATTTTTGATGTTGGAGATTATGGTCATGTTGCTATTATAGAAAGCGTTGATTATATGGCAGGGACTATGAACATAGTAGAGTCTAATTTCACGCAAAGCGAAACAGTAGATCGCCGATATAATATTCCTATCACAAGTGCTTATGGGTTTATGATACCCGAAAATTCGACGGTAACTACAGGTGCGCAAAATGTAAATCTCGCTTTTGATGTCTTCTCTTATCTTGACGCGACTCCAACCGATAAAGAAGCGATCAGAGAAAAAGCTGTAACGGGAGGATATGAAGACCAACTTATGTCTGTAGAATCGGGAGATTATTCTTCTATGTTGCCAGAG